TGGAGTNCTANACGTNNGCTCTTCCGATCTCTCATCGTTTCTGATCCAATTAGGAACATACATGAGTGGGAGAATGCTGATGAACCGTGGCAATTCCTTGCAGCTTGTGAGGAGTATTACCACTGTGTCATTGAATGCGACAGGCAGCATACAGGATTACCTGTTGCTACTGATGCTACGTGTAGTGGGTTACAGATCCTTGCTGGTCTTGCTAGGGATAAGTCAACTGCTAAGTTAGTTAATGTATTCCCTAGTGATAAACCACAAGATGCTTACCGTGTGGTAGCTGAGACTGCTACACCTTCTTGTCCTGAATCAATCCAACCACATATGGACCGTAAGGTCGTGAAACGTGTGGTTATGACCATCCCTTACAATGCTAAACCGTACTCCAATCGTGGGTACATTAAAGAAGCATTATTAGAAAAGGGTGTGGAGGTTGATAAGGATGACTTGACAAAGACCGTCAATGCTGTTAGAGTGGCGATGGAGCAGGTTGTTCCTGGTCCTATGCGTGTCATGAAATGGATTGAGAATGAGGTTGATCGTGCCATCACTCAAGGTCATACACAACTCAAATGGGTTACACCTTCTGGGTTTGTTGTAAGGCAGAAGTTGATGAAGAAAAATATCCAAACCGTAACCCTTCAATTACTGGGACGGTGCAGGATGAGCGTAGCAGTGGAAGACTCTGATAAAGTTGATAAAGCACACCACAAAAATGCTACTGCACCTAACCTTATCCATTCTCTTGATGCTAGTTTGTTACACCTCAGTGTGTTACGATTTGATGCACCCATTGCATTGATTCATGATTCAGTATTGTGCCGTGCTGCTGATATGGACATTTTGTCCAGTTTGGTACGCGAAACCTACATGCACCTATTCGCGGAGCATGATTATCTACGAGACTTTGCGGCTCAGATTGGAGCCGAGAGTGAACCTCCCATCATTGGAGACCTCGAACCTGAGTCCGTCATTAATTCCACCTATTTCTTCTGCTGATGTCCCGTACTATTTTTAAGACCGAACAGCCTGTAACCCTTGAAGGTTATCAAGCTGTACTGAAACCGTCCAAGTTTGGTTACTCTATGTCTGCCATTGTTGGACAAGATTTTGTTGATGAACTTGAATCTGACCGCACCACTACTTTGGAGTGGGCTAAGTCTAAACTGAAAAACCCGAAACGTTCTACACTTAAGCCCGAGCCGTGGGAAGAAGTGTCTGATGGTAAGTACAAGGTTAAGTTCTCTTGGAATGACAGCTCCCGTCCGCCCATTGTAGATAGCGAGGGTACACCTGTTACGAATGAGAACCTACCGTTGTATAGCGGTTCTACTGTTAAGTTTGCCTGTTACCAGAAACCTTACATCCTGAAGGATGGTGTCACATATGGCACATCCCTGAAGCTTGTTGGTGTGCAGGTTGTTGAGCTTGGTGGTGGCGCTGGTGTTGAGACTAGTGGCATGGATGCTGACGATGTTGCTGCATTGTTTGGTAAGACCAAGGGGTTTGTGGCAGGTGATGAGCCTGAGGTTGAACCTGCTGGTGTCAGTGAAGACCTGGAGGATGATGATTTCTGATGGCATTTCGTTCCAAGCTTGAAGAACGTGTAGCTGATCTTCTTGTTGAGCTTGGAGTGAAGTATGAGTACGAAACAGTTAAAGTACCGTATGTCATCGAACATGTCTATACACCAGACTTCATTCTACCTAACGGTATTCACCTAGAATGCAAAGGGTATTGGGATCCTGCAGACCGCCGTAAGATCAAAGCAGTCAAGACTTTACATCCTGACCTTGATCTACGGATGGTCTTTCAATCTCCATTCAACACGATTAGTAAACGATCAAAGACTACTTATGCCAAGTGGTGTGAAAAACTCTCTATCCCTTGGACATCTTACAAAAACATTCCACTCAATTGGTTAATCTCATGACTATGAAGCACGGCTACGGCTCTGTTGGTTTTTATGAAGAGATGTTTAATGACATCCTTGCTGATGTAGAGAACGAAGATGTTGATAACATCTACCAAGGTTTTTTGAACTCACTGGAAAGCTGGTTTAACTATCATGACAATGCAGCACGTAAATATGCAGCATTCCGACAACGAGTTCGTGAGGCACTTACCGTGTCTTGAATGTGGTTCCTCTGACGCAAACAGTTTATACANNGNTNNTCCGATCNCTCATTGTTTTGTTTGTCATCACCATACATTTGCAGACGGCAGTGAGACTGTACCTACTATGAAATCTAATGCTCAACTCAAAGGATCAGCCGTAAGGTTGCAAAAGAGACACATATCGGAAGCGGTATGTGAGAAGTATAAGATCTATAAAGATGGTGCAGTGTTGCGGTTTCATTACTTCAGTAGTGATGGTGTCCTGCTAGGTGCTAAGATCAAGACCAAATCAAAGGTATTTTCATACGAAGGTAATACAGATGGAAGTTTCTACGGACAACATTTGTTTCCCACCACTGGAAAACGAGTTGTCATCACTGAAGGGGAACTCGATGCAGCTTCGTGTTACGAGGCTATGCCGGGGTGGCCGATGGTATCTTTACCTAGCGGTGCCGCAGCGGCCAGGAAAGCGATTCAAAGGAATCTCCAATGGTTGCAGGGTTATGAGGAGATTATCTTGTTCTTCGACAATGACGAGGCAGGCCGTAAGGCAACGGAGGAAGCAGCAAACGTATTACCACCTGGCAAGGTCAAGATCGCTTACCTACAAGGCGATTACAAAGATGCGTCAGATGCCTTATCAGCCGGTGACTCGGAAGCGATTCGTCGAAGCATTTGGGACGCAAGGTCATACCGTCCAGATGGGATCATTGAAGGATCTTCACTCTTAGAATTAGTTACTACACCCAATCCACCATCCAATCATGATTATCCCTATGCCGGGTTACAGAAACTGCTACATGGTATCCGATACGGAGAACTTGTCACAATTACTGCAGGATCTGGTATCGGCAAATCATCTTTCTGCAGGGAGCTTGCGACTACACTTCTACAAGACGGAGGACGGGTCGGCTACTTGGCTCTTGAAGAATCAAATCGTCGGACTGCACTCGGATTAATGTCTTGTGCCGTGGGTAAGTCCTTACATATTGGAGAACATACCCATGAAGAACTATCAGAAGCGTTTGATTCCAGCATTGCTAAGTGGAATCTATATCTTTTTGATGGGTTTGGTAGTTTTGATCCTGATGTTATCTACAATCGAATTGAATACCTGGCTGCTGGGTTAGATTGTAAAGTCATCTTTCTTGATCATTTATCTATTCTGTTAAGTGGATTGGATGGGGATGAGCGACGGATGATTGACACTACCATGACAAAATTACGTTCACTTGTTGAGCGTACAGGCATTGCATTATTTCTTGTTAGTCACTTAAGGCGTACAACATCAGACCAGAATCATGAAGAAGGAGCACGAGTTACTCTTGGACAACTTAGAGGAAGTGCAGCAATTGCACAATTATCTGACGCAGTTATTGGACTTGAAAGAAATCAACAGGCCGACACTGCTGGAAATTGTACGACTGTGCGAGTCCTTAAGAATCGATATTCTGGGGAAGTTGGCGTCGCATGTCAACTGAAATATGACCTTGAAACCTGTCGCTTTATTGAACATGAAAACGAACTTGAATTTAACCCCTCAACAGACTTTTGAATCCCCACATCAACAAGCTATGTTGACCAAACCAAAACCTCAGGACTATGGTTACCCGCAATACATCGATGCTTATAGTGATCCATCGTATGGATTGCCTCTCCAACGTCCAAATCCCCCGACACCTGAAGCAGTAGCTAAAGCTAAGTTTGTCGATAGGACCTACAAATGGAAAGGTAAGTAATGCTAATCTTTGACATTGAAACTGATGGGTTGTTAAATGATCTTACCTGCATCCACTGTTTATGTGTCTATGATGACCAAATTAAGGAGACTTATGTATTCAACGATCAGGGCAATAAAGAACCAGTTGTCCGTGGTATACAGATGCTTGATGAAGCAGACTGTATTGTTGGGCATAATATCATTAATTATGACATTGCTGCTATTCAAAAGCTCTACCCCTGGTTTGGATCTCCTACTATTTACATCGATACTCTTCTGCTCAGTCGTATCTACCACCCGAATCTTCTTGAAATAGATAAAGACAAGAAGTGGAGTGACATGCCACCAGCGTTATATGGACGACATTCATTGGAGGCTTATGGCTATCGACTGGGGGAACATAAAGGTGACTATGGAAAGACAACTGATTGGAAGCATTGGTCACAAGAATTAGAAGATTACATGGAACAAGATGTTAAGGTAACACACAAACTTTGGAATCACTTTCTACCCTACCTGACTTCCTCCAACTAGAACATGATGCAGCAAGGATCCTTACCGCCCAAGAACAACATGGATGGTATTTTGATGAAAGAGCTGCATGGGAGCTTACATCGTCTCTCCAAAGAGAACTTGAACAAACTTATCAAGTATTACGAGACAAGCATCCTTACGTTGCAGGACCGGAATTCACTCCTAAACGAAATAATCGAACACAAGGCTATATCGAAGGAGCCTCGTTTTGTAAATTAAAAGAACTCAATCCTACTTCACGCGATCACATTTCATGGCTACTCACGACCCACTACGGTTGGAACCCGACGAGCTTGACCTCTACTGGCAAGGCTATCGTGGACGAGACTGTCTTAAAGGCAATCCAGCTTCCTATAGCGACTCTTTTCTTGACCTCATTGGATATTACGAAGAAATTGGGGATGATATCGGAAGGCACGAACGCATGGCTGAAGCTTGTTACGAGTGCTAGTCGAATCCATCACCACTGTTCAGTTGCAACCAACACTTTTAGATGTGCGCATAGAAAACCAAACCTCGCCCAAGTGCCCAGTGACCCAGAGTTTAGAAGACTTTTCAGAGCTAGTCCGGGTCAGCGTATGGTCGGGGCTGATTTGTCTGGGGTTGAGCTTCGCTGTCTTGCCCATTATCTGGCCAGGTATGATGGAGGTCGGTATCGGGAAGTTCTTCTTAATGATGACATCCACCAAGTCAACGCAGACAAGATAGGCATCAGCCGTAAACTTGTTAAGACTGTAACGTATGCATTTTTGTACGGTGCAGGTGATCAAAAGATAGGATTTAGTTATGACAAAAGCCTTTCCCCGAACAAGGCGAAAGCAAAAGGTAAAGAGATTCGTCAGGCATATATCGATGCTATTGATGGCTTGGACAAACTCCTCAAGGACATTAAACAAGCGTCAGAAAGAGGCTATGTACGCGCTATTGACAAACGCAAAGTACTTGTAGATAGTTCTCATAAAGCCCTTAACTATCTCCTTCAGTCCACTGCTGCTGTCTTAGCTAAGCGGTGGATGGTTATTAACGATCAAACAATTAAAGAAACAAAGCTGTGTTGTTCGCAGCTTTCATTTGTGCATGACGAACTACAATTTGAATGTGACCCAGCCCATACAGAAGACCTACGTACATCCTTGGTATATTCAGCTCTCGCGGCTGGTGAATACTACAACTTTAGATGCCCAATCGATGCTGAAGCAACAGTCGGAGATACCTGGGCAGACACCCACTAAACATGACGAAACTACTTATTGATACAGACTACATTGTGTACAAATGCTGTGCTTCATGTGAAGATGAGATTGACTGGGGTGATGATGTTATCATGGTCGTCTCTAAATTTACAGAAGCTTATAGGTATGTTGTAGCCGAGTTAAACAAACTGAAGCATACATTCCTTTGGGATGTACCTGATCTGGTGTTGTTCTTTAGTGATTCGGAGAACTTCCGTAAAACTATACAACCAGCTTACAAAGGCCATCGTAATCGTAAGAAGCCTTGTGGCTACAAACGTGTTATCAATCAACTCAAGAATGAGTATGAGGTAATCGTTATGCCACAGCTAGAGGCTGATGATGCGATGGGTATTTACGCTACTGCTAACCCAGGTAACATCATCTGCTCTCCTGATAAAGACATGCGCCAGATTCCTGGTCGTCTTTACAACATGGAAGAGGAGATGAGAGATCGGAAGAGCGTCGTGTAGGGAAAGAGTGTAGATC